CACTTTAGCAATAGCATCTTTCTTTTCTTTATTCTGATTCTCGATATCTTCTAAATTCCGATTGTGCTCGGTTTCCAAAAGCCGTTTTTCTTTCTCATAACCTTCGAGCTGAATTTTTTCCCTTTCATCTTCGTATTTTCTATGAGCGTCCAGAAGTTCTTTGTCATATTTACGCTTATCTTCTAATGATTTTTCATAAGCAGATTTGGATTTGTCTTCTCCCGAATTCTTTTTGGGAGTCTTGTTTTTTGTCGGATTTGCAACAGCACTATTTACTGGCTTATTAGAAGCAGGAGCAGTTCCACCCTCCTCTCCTTGTATTTTTTTTATTTCCTCTGCAAGTGCTCTCTGCTGGTCTGTTAAACCTTGTACATCTTGTTTTCTTTTTTCATAAACATGAGCATATTCTTTTTTTAACTCATCTGCTCGTTTTTTTCCTACAGCTTTCAGCCATTTTTGATATTGAACAGCTTCATTTTTATCAAGATTTACAACATCTTTTCCTCCAAATAAATTACTTATTTTATTAGCTGCTTTATCAACTAAACCAAGGTTTTCGCCCAGTGATTCGTTTTCTTTATCAATAATCTGCTCTCCTATTTTATCCATTTTAGCTGTAAGGGCTTTTACTCTTGCCATTTTTAAGAGATGCTCGGTGTATTTATCGACCGCTTTAGTGGCTTCTTGAGTATTGATATTTTCCAAATTCAAGAAACCTAAATACTCTGGAGAAATTTCGTTGAGTTTTTTAATCGCCTCCAGCCTTTGTTCTTTGGATAAAGTTTCGTCTCTGGCAGTTTTCATAAGCTGGTCCAGCTCATTTTTTTGAGAAACAATACTTTTTTCCGCCTCTACAAAAGCATCATTTAGATTTTTCTGTTTTTGTGTAGCTGCATCTACTTCCTTATGATAAAGTTTATATGCTACTATCGCTGCACCTATAGCTGCGACTAATAAACCAATCGGGTTCATTTTAGTAGTCATATTAAAGGCTCTCATTGCTGCAGTTGCTCCAGCAGTATTTCCTGTTAATTTAGCCTTAGCAGCTGCATACAAAAGAGAAACACCCTTTGCTGCCGACTCTATTGCAATTTTAGCCTTTTGGACTGCATTATAAAGAATGGTCTGCTGATAGGCTTTTTGGGTGGAAAGAGCAATAAGATACATTGCTGCTTTATAACTGACCATAGCAGTAACCATCACCCCGATGATTTTTGCTAAAAAAACAAGCCTGTCTTTAAACTCCCGAACACCTTCTCCGGCTTCCTTCGTTACTCCAGTCACGAAACCAATCACTCGGATCACATCTTCAAAAAGATTGATAATATTATTAGAAGTAAACATTTCTGCAAAAGCATTTTTCAGCTTTTCCACTATTGCGGCTGCGTTGTTGTTTTTCTTGCTAAATTCATCTGAAAGGGAAGTTCCGTCAGCCATAGCCTTACCAGACCTTTCCATAGCAGCTCTGAATTCATCAGTTCTATTGGCAGCTGCACCGACTGCCTTCTGAACCTCCAAGGATTTTAACCCAAGGCTGTCAAAAATCTCAACCGTCTTTGTGGCTTCTACACCACGCATTCCCTCGGAAAATCTTAAGAAAAATTCTTCTGGATTGGTATTAAACAATTCTTTCGCTTCCGCCGTGGACATATGCATAGACTGGGCAAACAGTCCGATGTTCTCCCCTGCCACCTTCATAAAGTTAGAATATCCCGAAGCCGCTATCTGAGAATCCACCCCAGATTCTTCAAACGCTGCACCAAGCCCTAAGACTTTATCAATAGATGGCTTGAGTGCATCGGGCAAAGCACCTATTCTAAGAGCAAAATCTGAAATATTCCCCTCACTGGCTGTTCCCGATGCAGCAAGTTCGTTCAAGGCAGAACCTACACCATTGATAGCATCAGCATAGCTCTGTCCTTTGGTCTCCTCGAATAATCCTTTGATTTTTCCCAAAGAATCCACCACGCCCTCTAAACCGCCATCGAAAGAATCTCCCAGGGCAACATATGCTTTGTCCACTTCCTGAACGAAAGATGCCATTTCCTCCTTAGGAACACCAAGCCGACCGCCCACTTCGGCAATCTTGAGCCTGTCCATCTTGGAGGTTCTGGTGTCCATATCATCGAAAGCCTCCCAGAGCTGTTTCACTTCATCCAGTGCCATGCCTGTAGTCTTCTGAACATCCGCCATAGCATCAGATACTTTGAGTAGTTCTTCTGCTGTGTTTTTCAAATGGAGACCAGCCAAACCTACACCGAGATTTCCAAAACTGAGTCCTATATCAGAAAGTTTGGAGCGAAATTTCCCTAAAAAGCCTTCTGACTCTTTTAGCTTTCCGCTTACAGCATCAATCTCACTTTTTACTCTTGAAAAATGCTCTTTTACCTCTTTGAGTTCCGCAGCTTTTCTCATGAACCTTTCAGTTCCTGGTGTGAGTTTCCGAAGCTCACTCTCCAAGGTTCGGGCTTCCTTGCTTAACCCACTGAAAGAATTTTCAACATCTTTTCCGTTTACCTTTAAAACTATTGTTGTAGATACATTCTTTGCCATGTTCAATCTTTAATTCCCAAAGATTGATTTTTTCTGTTTCTCTCCAAAGGACAAAAAAACGGACTGAAAACTCAGTCCGCCATTGTTCAATTATGTGAATGTTATGAATGTTCTATTTTTCTGTTTGAAGAAAAGGATAAGTAATAATCATCCCCGTAGTCGCTATACTAACAAATATATAAAGCACTTTTTCATCTATATTTTCAATAAAAATTGAGTAAAAAACTATTCCCAGCAGCCCTAAAAAACCGACTACTAAACTCCAGCCTCCCATTCTGTAAATAGTGTTTGGAAATTTAATCCTACTAAAAAGCACACCCAAAAGGACAAGAGAGGGAATGTATAATATAACAAACCAAAACTTAGATATCAATGCATAAGAAAGAACCATAAGTCCTAAGACAGCATTCACTCCACCAACAGCAAGGAAGATAAGGAGCATTAGTAAAAAAGACTGTGTGTTTTTCATACCTCTAAATTAAGTAATTATTTTCATTTAGCAAAATGCGAAAGTGGAAATATAAGCTCTTCAGCGAAATTCTTAGCTCTGAGTTCTGCTACATTCTGGGAAACAAACTCTACTACATCACTTTGTTTGATAGCATCTCCTATGAATGGCTGGGCTCTCATCTCCATATCGTGGGCATCATAATGGTATGAATTCCCCAATTTGGATTTCCTAAACCCACCAGCACGCAGACTATTGACACCATAGTGCTGGACAAAGCCGTGCCGAGCCATACGAATAACCAGTCTGCGCAAGAAAATCTGCTGGTTTCCGTCTTTCTTCCTGCCGTATTTTTTTACATAGGATTTAGCAGATGCCTGTTTTAGGCTCGGTTCATCTTCTTTTTTTCCATTGTAGTGGTCTGCAAAAGAATTGGTTTTATTACGAATAGCACCCGTGAGCATCTGCTCTGCTTTTTGTGCGATTTCTAATTCATCTCTGTATTCCATATCCCAAAGTTACAACAAAAAAAACGCCCAGCAATAGTCTTCATTCTATATACTGGGCGAAAGTTTATACTCCGTGTTTCTTTTCAAAGACCACCCATTTGAATACTCGGTCTACTTCGACTCTATCGTATTCAGCAGGAATGCCTTTTTCTTTATCTCCTTCAAAGATACATATTTGTCCGTAGACAATTTCCAACTCTTGGTAAAAGCCCATATCCGTCATGCATTCATAGATATCATGCTCGCTGATAGGCTTTGAAGGAATTACCCCCCCACCATTTCTAAGATCCTCTTGGTGGAGAGATAGGTTTTTTCCTGTTCCTCGCCGATGTTCCTGTAATACCGCAGAAACAGCTCTTTTATCTTTTCTTTGTAATCTTCCATCACTCAGAGTCTAAATAATGTATCAATTTATCTAATTCCTTCGGGTGTTTGGTAACCACGAAAGAAAGCCTCAAAAAACGCTGGCACATTTCGCTAAGTAGTTCTAAATCTTTCCCCGAAGCTGTATTGTCTTTCAGTCTTATAGGCAGGTCCAGCAGTTCTTCCTGTACATCATTTTTTGAGAAAAAATCCCGCTGAAAATCCAGCCAAATGCTTAGTTTATCATTAAACTCATTCATGCTGCAAGGTATTTTTGGTTAAAATTACGAATAAGATTTTGATATGCTTTCTCAAAGCTCTTTCCGTAGGCAAACGCCGTTCTCCCTGTGGCATCCGAACTGAACGAAACCTTGAAAGCTCCTGTTTCTATCATACGGGCGGTGATGCTCCCTTTATTATCCTTTACGAACTGAAAGGTATTCAGTGGTTTTTTGAGAGCCGCCATACAATTATTATTCTCCAGAACCCTTATTTTCAGTATTTCTAAAAACGGAACTGAACGGTCTATATTAACGATTTCTTTTCTTCTAAGCACTCTGCTACTATGCTTCACAGGTTGTGCAATTGTTGTTTTGCTTCGCATTTTATAAAAATTTAAATTAAATTCCCTTTAAAACCACGAAAACAAAAAAAACCTTGACTTTCGTGGGTCGCGAAACAAAACAAGACACAAGGGAATTGTACCACTACTTATCAAGGCTAAGCCTATATTAAAATTAAAATTAAATGGGATTTTATAAAGACTCTCCCTTGTCTCTTATTTTATTTCGCTGATGCAAATATACAAATGATTTTTTATTGCACAAACATTACAAATTAAAAATTTCTAAAAATCTTTTTTCATCAATAGTCTCAATTCCCAATTCTTCTATTTTTTCTAATTTTTTCGGTCCAGCATCTTCTCCTACAATTACATAATCTGTTCGTTTTGAAATAGCAGAATTTACATCGGCTCCCACTTCATGTAGTAATTTAGCCATTTCTTCTCTTAAGGGAAATTTATCAAAAGAACCCGTAATAACTACTTTTTTCTGATAAAAAAAATGAGAAGTATCTTCTACATCTGTTTTCATTTGTTTTAATTCTGCAGAAATCTTTTTTACAGAATTCATTGTTATCAATTCTTCATAATCTACACCAGACATAGTTCCCTTTCGTCTATTGCGATTTTCTGTTTTGTCAGATGGAATATTTCCTATGAGCTTGATTGCAAACCTTAATCCTTGCTCTACGAAAAGTGGTTTATATTTTTCAAATAATTTATTGTCACTATCTTCATTGTAATAACAAAGCAAATACATTCCCAGAACAGAAACTTCATCTTCAAAAAATGATTTTTCAAACCCCTTTTTGAATCCATCTCTTTTGGATATTCTTTCTATTTTTTGAATAAGAACATCCAATTCATTCATAGAGATATTAAATATTCCACAAACTTCCCCCTTTAAAAACAAATGATAATCAGTTCTTTTGATTTCATCATAAAAACCTAAACCGAGAATTTTATTAAAATCCTCATTACATGGATAAAAATCTTTCATATCAGCACAAATTTTTCTTCAGCCACAAAGATAATAAAAAAAGCCCTGCTGGTGCAGGGTCTATTTCTTATTGAAAAAAACACGATTTTTTTTCCAAATCAAAAATAATATGGAAAAAAACAGCGAGAATTTGCCATGTTCTCGCTGTGGGTTGGGTGATAAGTTAATCAAGCTTGGGTGTTAAGCCAATGAGGTTGGGTGATAAGATTGTTAGGTTGGGTGTTAAACTGTTTTTATTAGCATACTTTATCTACATCGTTCCAGTCATCAGCATCAAGTTTCAGCGACTGAATGTTCTTCAGCTGGAAACTCACTTCTACCCCGAAGAGCCTGCTTATATCCAGTTCCACAGGGCGGACTTCTATGCTATTTTTAACAAATGCGCCGTAGAGAAAATGCTCTGGTCTATTGGCGTCAAAGCGCATTCGTGATGCTACTTTTAGAGCCAGTTTTTCCGCCTTATCTATTGCCTCGTATTGCTTTTCGTAGTCATCTGCTGGAGCGTCTAGAAGAATAGCGAAACTCAGATTTCGCACCGCTGATGAAGTCGCCATCTGCTCCCCTTCAATCCCAAAATTATAATTAAAAAGAGCCAGACATGGAAACTGAATTCCTCTGGAACTCTGCTCTTTGTTCCTTAATTCTCTTGAAAAATAACCAATAAAATCCTCCAAGAATTCAGATTTTTCCACGATTTGGTTAAAGTAATTCTTTAACTCTAAATAAGATGTTCCTCTCATTATGCTTTGTTTTTCAGTTTATGAATTTTATTACTCTCCAAAAATGCATTCATGAAATCATACAGCAGAGTCTTCTGGCACTCGTGCAGGTTCCCAAGCAGGCGGAGTTCATCTGCTGCCATCATCACTACAATTTGAGAAAATGGAGTGAATTTTTTCTTGGCAGTAAATACAGGCTGATCTTCTGAGCGTGGTGTGTCGCTCTTGAAAATGCTCGGATACACCTTGGCAATATACATCCTCACCGACCCAAAGATAAAGCCAATCCGCTCGGCTTCCTTTACATCTATTTTGTCTGTAATTTCGGCAACTTTCGGAAGCAGGTTTTTGTCAAATCTTGGTTCTTTGCTCTCACTCTTCGGGTCCAGCCGATATAATGCCGCCACCAGCTGGCGGAGATACACCTCCTTTTTCTCCGTCTGGTAACGATAGAACAAGGTATCGCAGACAGAGAACTGCTCTATAGTAATATCCCCCATTCTCACAGCAGGTTTTACCAAGCCTTTGATTTCTGGGAAATGATGCAGTTTCGGCTCTTCTGATATGAATTTAAGAGCTGGAGCAAAATTGGAAATCGGTATGTTTTTCAAAACCTTTCTCATCTTAATACGCTCCCAAATACTTCCCTTTTTCATCAAAAGAACCTGCACTATCTGCATATACTGCTCGGTAAAATCTTCTGTATCGGTATGGCTGATGATATGGATAATCTCTCTTTGCTGGTAATCCGTAAGCTCCTCCCAGCAGTCTGGAACGCTGATTTGATTCATTTTTTACTAAAATTTTTCCCACTGGAAATGCATCCAGTCATAGTTTTTCTCCCTTCCGAGCGAAATAAAGCCGTGTTTGTAAAAAATATCAATCATTGCTTTATATTCTGGTCGGGCAAAACGGGCTGTTCTGGCTGTTTCTTTCAGCTGATTTCTTTCAGGGTCAAGGTCAATCGCAAGTCCCCAGGAATGCACTGAAAACTCACTGCCCCCACGCATTTTTCGGAAATTAAAACAGCCTCCGAAAATATCTATGTCCAATTCTCTGATTTTATCCAGTCCGTAATGTTTCAGAATATCAGAAAATACGGCTTTCAAAGGCTCTGCTATTTCCTTGTGGCAGGTTATTTTTCTTACTATTTGGCTTTTATCCCAAGCCAATCGCATAGGATACGGCAGGTCTATGGTTACCAAATAACCAGCCCCCGCAGGATTGGGAACCCCGAATCTGTTTCTAAAATGGGATACTGTTTTCATATTTACGGATTTTGGTTTTGTTCTTCTTTTCTTTTTCTTTCGGTTTCTTCGGCATCTCTGCGGACTTTCTCTTTGATAGACTTATGAAGCTGCCAGCCTTTGGTAAGTGCAAAACCAATCCCAATTCCAATGAAAATAAGCCCTAAGGCATCTAATGTACTCATGTTCTAATTTTTTTTAAGGTTAAAATATCTTGTTTCTCAAAAATTCCCAGCACAAACCTCCCGCAGCAAATATTACGAAATAAACCCACCAGCTCTCCCTCCGTTCGGTCTGCTTGGATTTAGTTTCTGTTTTTGCTTTAGTCTGGGTTTCTTTTTCTTTATCGGTGCTTACTGCAACAGTATCTGTTTTATAGGTGTCAGTTTTTTTATTTGACAAATCCTTCTTATTATTAAAATCCAGTTTTCCTGTAGTCTTTCCCTTGACTTCTTTGCCATTGTAGAAAAAGGAAAATTCCGCAGGTGTATTCCCTATCGGAGTAATACTAAAACCAGAATCCATACTGATACTGCTGTATTCCTCGTGTTCCCTAGTTTGGGAAATCCCCGTGGAATCTTTTTTCTCTCTTTCAGCTTCGTGAATGCTGACTTCTGACTTCTCTTTTTCTAGGATTGCCTTTCGGCTCCCACAGCTTACCATGGACAATAACAGACAAGCAAGCAGGAGCCAGAATCCTATTCTGTGGCTGATTTTACTTTTCATCTTTTTTGCTTTTTAGGTCGTCAATATCTCCACTATTGTGGAAGTTTTTTATTTTATCCAAAAGTCCGCTCGGCGGGAATCTTCCCCCTGTAACAACCGACATGTTCGTAAGTGCAGTAGCGCCAGGATAGAGAATAACCATGAGCTGAACCAACACGCTGAAATAACTCTTGAAAAACTCTATCGGTTCCAAAACCTTATTGATAACAGACAAAATGATAAATCCCATTGAAATGATAGATAATTTAGTAATCAATTCTTTGAGATTTCCTTTGAATGTGAAATCCTTAAGAATTATCAAGTGAACATAACTATCTAAAATATGGTCTATTACTAAAACCACACACAAGCAGAATAGGAAAAACTCACTTTCTACATACCATCCACTAATTCGCTCCGTGAGAGTCAGTGCTGCCGCTGGCGCTAGTGACAACTGTGCTGATGCCATCAACTTCTGCGAAAAACTCCCTTTGTATAACAACACCAGGTTGTCCACAATAAATTCTTTTATATTCATTTTTAAATTATTATTTTTTACTTCAATAAAGCCTTTATATACACTTTCACTGGGTCTCCGATTTCTGCTGCTTTTAGCGGAATACCCTTTCTGCCCGTGCTGGTCGTTATCACTTTCAAACCTTTAATTTCGGTAACTGTGCCGCTACGCTGAATAAGTCTAAACTCCAATATTTCAGCAAAACTTTCTATTCTTGGGAGCTTGTAGATTACTCGGTCATTAGCACCATTCTTTTCTGCTACAACTTCCAAATCATGTGTCCAAGGCAATACAGTATCTACCATAGTATCAGAAATCCCAAGGTTGTATTCAGAAATATGTGGCGTCCAATCTGTTGCTTTTGTCCCTTTTTCTAGCTTAAAATTTCTGATGTCTACAGCTACCCCTTGAACATCAGAAGTAAATGCACCCATCCATGAACTGTCCAAATTAAAGGCTTCCTGTTTTACTCTAGTCCAAACATTCGGAGGAATACTCTGTCCCCAAATTGTAACATTTCCTGTGTGGGAATGCCTAAAATCCATACTTCTAGAGTGAG